TCCTGATCCACAGTCATCAGAGCACCTGAAGAGTGGGCAGTTCTGCGACCATCAATGGCACCGAATGTGTAACTGTCAAACGCATGGATATGACCGAACAGGCATGAGCCATAGATCATTGCGTGTTGCCTGACCGCTGAAACTCCATGATGGAATCCGTGCAGCATGGTTAGCTTGCCGAACTGAAGCACTCCATGACGCTTGTGATATGGCTTCCACTTGCAGTTCAGCTTCCGTAGCTGGTTCTCTAGCTCTCCACACAGCTTCCTGGCGTAGTCTGCCTTAATGCCAGCCGAAGCATTCTCAGCTAGCTCGAAAAGCCGGTCATCATGGTTTCCCATCAGCATATGTGTCGGCTTCCAGCTATGCAAGAAATCCACGCCGGCATTCCAGTCATCTTGCATCGTCTCACACTGCTCTTCAGCAGATGCACCTCGACGAAGAGGTCGGAGGTCAAAGAGATCGCCACCGAATACACGCAAGTCAGGCTTAAAGTCCTTGGTGAAGTCCTTCAGCACCTGCACTGCGGCTAGGTTCTGCCTGTCTCCATGAAGATCGCTGGCGAAGATGAACCTCTTCATGGGTTAGGTTAGCAGCATTTACCAGCTTTACGCATTGCAGCCTTTTTAGTGGCATACGCAATGGCAACAGCCTGCTTCTGCGGCTTACCAGACTTCATTTCAGTTTTGACATTCTTGGAGAACGTCTTGGCAGAGTAACCTTTTTTGAGGGGCATCTTGTTATTGTTTGGAGGCTAGTTTCTTCGCAGCTTCTTCTGTGTCACGGATGCCAAGGAGTTTTCCAGTGGCATTGTAAACGCGGAACTTGCCTGAAGGTGATACGACTATGCGACTGCCGTTCTGGCCGTTCAAGACTGAAGTTGAGGCTGGATCGGGCTGGAAGCGGATGTCGGAGGACTCAGGATTGAAACGCTGGGACAATGGGATCACGTTGCCTGCGTCGTAGGTTACGGGGTCGGCGGATTTTATTTGAGACGGGCTTTCAGCCAGCAAAAGTTCCTTGCCAGCCACTTTGGTAATTCGCGGGTTACTCAAAAACGACCGAATCAGTTTAGGGTTGGCCTGAAAGCTTCCCGGGTTTTGACGCTTGGATAATTCCTCGGCGAGCGCGGCGAGGTCTTTGGGCATGGTCTTGCCGAGTTCGGAGAGGTAGTCTTGAAATGATTCAAGGCTGTCCAATGCATCCGTTCGAAACTCAGGCGCCTCTGTTTCCTCCCAGGGGCCTTTCCAATTGAGGCCGGAGTCGATGCGCTTTTGAAGCTTACGCATGAGTTCGTTTGAATCATCCACCAGCCTCTGAAAAGGATCGACGCCTGATTCCATGTAAGATTGCGCCACAGATTTGTCGCGCGTGAAGCTAAATCCGCCACGGGACAACCCTCGGCGTCCACGCATGTCAGGCGAGAATTCAGTGCCGATGAAGTCAGGGCTTCCATGCCAAACAGGCCCAACGTCGTAGCCAGCCGCCTTCGCCGCCTCATCCACCAATCTCTGCGCCTTCTCCGTATCCCCAGCCTTTACGGCCTGCAAGTAAGCAGCATCCTGCTCAGGTGAGACAGGCTGGAAGCGGGTGGTGGTCTGCTCGCCAACAGGCTTGCCATTCTCTTCAATGATCTTCACTAGTTTATCATCAAAGATGACATAGTTGTGAGTGCCTTCGCCTGCGCTACGACTAGAGGCATCGAGGTAGCGGATACCTGGGATGCCTGCTTTAGCCAAAGACTGGCTTAGTTTTTGTTCTTTAATTGCAGCAGGTTCAGCTTTCCCGCTTTTGATGAAGACCTCATGTAATTGACGATAGACGTTCAACGCAGAGTCTTTAGTGATTCCAAATTTAGAAGCAAAAGATTTCACCTTATCGTTTTGCTCGCTCAAAGGTTTATCCCATTGAATAAATTCAGCTTCATCTGGCAGAAGATCAACAGTGTAAAGGTTGCCTAAATTATTATTCTGCTGCAATTCTTTTTTGTAATCATCAAAGAAAGGCGCAAACCACTCTAGTTTTTCTTTATTAGATGCACTATCAAATTCACTTTTGCTAATTTCACCAGATGTATCAATATAATCTTGAAATGCAGAATAAGAATCAAATTCTGGTTTGCTTTGAATGAATTTATTAACCTGATCGTTTGAAACGACTTCTCTTTGATAAAACTCTGCAATCTTCTTCGCACCAGCAAAGTAAAGGCCATAACCAAAAGCCTGAGCACCTTCACCTGTGCCAATCTTTTCAGTGCTGAACTTATCAACCTTGTGCGGCGTTCCATGATATGCACGAACAGGCTGGAATCGAATCAGCCCTGGTTGTGTCAGCTTGTAGCCGTCAGGCATTTCACGCATCACAGGAGGAGCTTTGATAATGCTAGGCTTTTTAACCTCTTTCATCACCTTCTTGGCATAATCAGCCTGAGCCTTCTTCATCGCCTCTTCACTCGTCTTGGAAGTGCCGATTAGCTTGCCCTGCTCGTCATAGGAACGCCAGAGTTTGCCACCAGCCTGTTTCAAGACTCGGTAGCCGTCAGGGTTGGTCATCGCTTCACCGTTGGGAAGCTGTTCTTGAGTGAAGGCATCGGGCTGGAAGTTCTTCATTGCCCTCTCGTAGGTCGTGCCTTCTTCAAAGGCTAGACGTTCACCAGAGTCAACCAGCTTGGCGAAGCGTTCAACTCGATAGCTCTTAATCGTGTTCTGTGACTTGTTGATGATGCTGTCAGGAGCATTTACCAGCGTTTCACCATTCCGCAGACGCAGGCCAAGGGCATCGTAAAAGAGATTACGCTTCTGTGATCCCTTAACGCCACCACCAAGAATCACTTCAGAAGGCACTGCGTTGATATTCGTCAGATTTGTCAGGTAAGCACGGAAGTCCTTCAGGGCTTCACCGGCATTTCCGTAAAGCCCTTTGAACTGCGGTTTATTGAGAGCAGTAGCGAGACGATCACGAACTTTGCTGACATCAACGGCACGAATCAAAACACCGTCCTTGCTGTTTACCTCGACTGAATACGGCAGAATCTCATTCTGACTGGCAGACTTAACACCAGCGACCATCTTGTTTCCGCCTCTGCCACGAGTGTAAACACCATAGTAACGAGTGTCGAAGGTAGCCTTGTCGAAGTTCTTCAGTGAATTAAGCACTTCACGAAGAGTTGCAACAGAGGACTGATCTAGTGCTCCACTGGAAAGAATCGTGTTGATAGCGGCATCACTGAGCTGACCTTTTGCGGTCATCACAGCTTTTCCAGTGCTATCACGGCTGAACTCTAGGCCGATCTTCTCAGCATCTGGAAGTGCAGCAAGCCTAGAGGTCATGTCCTGCCAGCGTGCAGTGGCTTCTGCGTTGATTTGTGTCACGCTTTTAGGCGTTCCATCAGCATTTACAATGCCCTGTGCTCCTCCATAGGTTCTCAGCCATACAGCTCTGTCTGCTGGATTCACAGGAATCAGATCAGGCTTTGCCTTAGCTTCAGGAATAACTGACTTCCTGGGCTGCATAGCCTTCTTGATGATGGCATCCAGTTCAGGAATCCTGATCTTCCTGCCTTTAGAATCTACGAAAGCACCAGCAGCACTGTTGAAACCAAGGTCTTGACCTTGCTCCATCAGCACCGTCCTGAACTTGTCAACAATGCCGTCCTCGATGCTGTTGAGAACGCGACGATAAACAAGCGGAAGCCGATCAGGGTTGAAGCGGCCGGCACGAAGTCTGCCGAACATCTTGCCTGCATACGTTGCTGTTAGCTCATCAGCGATACGAGTTCTAGCCTCAGACAAAGCAGCTGCATCAGTCGTGTTTCTCAGCCTGTTTGCGTAGCCCCTAAACTCATTAGAAGCTGTCGTGTTCTTGCCATACGAGTCAGCGATCTGGTCTGAGATTTTAGCCAGATCAACGTCATTGAAAACGCCAGGACGGATGATTTCACCGTTAGTCGGATCAACAGTGCCGAAGATAGCTGATTCAATCTCTGGCTTGAATGCTCGATTGATTGTCGAGGCAAACAGCACATGCGTTGCTTCATGGGCAGCAGTGTCACCAAGAATCCTAGTTGGATTCAGAACGACTTCTGTGCCGTCAACGTTCATCCAGCCTGGGTTCTGCCACTGCTTAATCTCGTCAGGAGTTGCCACACGAACCCTGCCACCAGCAGCTTCTGCGACCTTCATGGCATCAGCCTGGGCAGCAGCTTTCTCAGGGCCAACCTTTTCGACAAGACGGTTAAAGGTTTCAGACCATGCTGCCTGTTCCATCTGAGGACGTTCAGAGATGAACGTATTAATGTCCCCAACAGCTTGCCGTGCAGTCCTGGAAGTCGAGTAGCCAAGGGCTTCCTTGCCTGCTCCGAATGCGCTTCTGAACGCTCCCGACATGCCACCGAAGGCAGCACCACCACCGGCACCAGCAGCAGCACCTTCAAGGTTGCGTTCTGCGAGGTAGCCAAGTCCTGCGCCAACAGCAGCGTTCTGAGCACCTTCCTTGAGTGCCTGTCCTGCCACCCTGCCAAGAGTGCTGGTGAGAGGCTGAATCTGCGCCAGTCCAGCAGCTAGCTTCCTAGCAGCAGGAGAGATGTCAGCACGCATTGCAGCACGTTCAAGAGGACTAGCCCTAGAGGCTTCACTTCTTGCGGCTCTAGCTGCGGCTTGAACGGTCTCAGCGAGCTTGCTTGTAGCTGCACTAGTTGCAAGAGGAACACCAGCACCAGTGAAAACACCAGCAGTAATTGCGGCTCCTTTTGTTGCCATTCCGGTGCCAGGAATAATTCCTTCAGCCACGTTTCCGACTGCCTCAATCGCTTTACCAGGCAGAGCAGTGACAGTTTTAACAGTACCTGCACCACGTTCAACGGCACTTAGCGCAGCTTGTCCAATAGCCCCAGGAGCTGTTGTTGCGACTGCCTGACCTGCCGTTCTAGCAGCAGCTACAGCAGGAGCTTTGAACAGCGTTTTGGCACCAGTTTTCAGAAGCGCAGATGCACCACCAGCGAGCATGGTAGGATCAACATACTGGAATCCTCTAGCGACTTCCTCAATAGGAGCACCTTTAAGGGTCGCTTCCATTGCAAAAAGCCTGTTGGTAATATCACGGTCACGAGTCTTTTCTCGCTCGATTAGGGAGTTGTAATCCTGTTCGGTGTTCTGAACTTGCGGCCTGAAGAATGGGATTGTTTCATCAGCAATCGTATCAACAGGTTTGTCATGCGTCTGGTTAAGAAACTCTTCCTTGCTAGGAATCGTTGAAGCTGGATTCAGAACCTTGTCTGCAATGTCAGCAAGACCAACTGTTCCAGCAATAACACCTTGTTTTGCGGATTCAGCAGCTTGACCAAACTCCCCTTCATAGGTTTTGTATGCTGCTGCTCCAATACCAGTTCCTACTTCATTGATGATCTTGCCAAAGGTATCAGTAGCGATTCCAAGAGCATCGCCAAAAGACGTTTTCTTTTCTGCCAGATGCTTACGATACAGCAGATAGTCATCATTCGACATAGAATCGAATGGGTTGACTAGATTGTTTCCTTCAATCGTGTTCTGCGTAGCCTGCTGAACTTCAAAAGCTACGTCTTGTCCTGAACGTGGATATTTCTCTTTCAGGTAGGCATCAATCTCCGCTTCCGGCAAGGAATCGGGAAACTCAACTTCGATGCCTCTGCTCGGAATAGATATGATTCTTGGCATAAATTATTGAGCTTGTGTTCGCATTTTACCATCCCACTGTTCTCTGTTCACCTGTGGAGTTTGAGTTGCTCCTGACTGCGATCCCTGCTGCTGGTTATTTGTTGTCATTGAAGATCGTTGTTTGATTTCATACAATCTTCTTTGCAAATCTCTTAGGCTGGCAATAGCTTGCTCATCAGTTCCACCCAGATTGATACTAGAAAGAGAATCTTTGATCATCTGACGTTCAGCATCAGAGAATGATCCTTGGCCAGCAAAAACGGTTGCACCAACAGCACCAACCTTAGATGCTAGATTTTGAATATCTTTCTGAATACCAGTTGTCTCACTCTTTAATACTGGACTAATGAAGTTCATGAAATCTCCGCTGCTACTAGCAGCCCATGCAATGTCGTTTTCTTTCGATAGTCTTAGTGCTTTTTGTGCTGGATTTTCTTTACTTAAATCATCAGGAGGTTTTGGCCCAATGAGTTTGTCTATTGATTGAACAGCATCATTGAGAATGTCATTCAGCTTGAATCCTTCAGCTTGTGATTCTTGTGCAGTCTTAAATGTTCTAATTTCACCGCTGGGAGTCATTCCCATTCCTGGGATTGGTTTTCCTTCAGGATCAAAAACAGGAGTGAATTGCATTCCTGCTTGCTGCGGCTGAACCTCGATCATCTGAGGAGATGAGAATCCACCACCGGAAACAGCGACTCGGTTAGTGCCAGGAATAGGCTGAACCTGCAATGGCTGCGGAAGTGAAGGAGCAGGCCCATAAAGCATTTCAACGTCTTTCAATGCTCGTTGACGAGCAATATCAACAGTTCCCGTAGCAATAAGCTCCTCCATGCCACCAACAGTTTGTGCAAGCTCATTAAACCGCTGTTCAACACGTTTGGCATATTCCAAACGCCTTGGATCGGGTTGCATCGTTTGTTGTGGTGCATAAGACTCAACCTGTGGCACAGGTGCAGCTTGTTGCATCATCCCCTGACCGAAACGAGCTAGAACATCAGAGGAAATAGGAGACTGCCCATAGCTCTGCCGAAGCAAATCTTGAGCATACGCATCTAGCCGTGGCATTTGCATTGGATCAGCCATATTAGTGTCCTTTAATAGGTTGGGAACAGAGGATTGATGGTAGGAAGCTGACCTGTTCCTTGTGGCATAGCAGGTTGATAATTAGATGCACCTCCAAGAACATTTATAATGTTGGAACGCCTAGTTGACAAATCTTGAGCCTGCGCAGCCCTCTGCATAGCCTGCTGCTGCATCTGGTAAGCCTGAGCCTGACGCTGCATATTAGCGATATTCATCTGCATCTGCTGTGAGGCAGCAAGGTCTTTCTCAAAAGACTGCATCTGTGGAAGAGACATTTGGCCGATGTTCTTATATCTCTCCGCAAGAGTCGGATCAATCGCTTGCCCAGATGCCTGAGAAACCTTCTCATACATGCTGTATTGCGTGGGAAGCGAGCCTTCTAGTTTGGCTTTGTCTTGTGCATTCTGCCGTCCTTGAAGGATACCACCAGCAACAGCAGATCCAGCAGTTTTGATAGCATCTCCGTAGTTTTTGCCAACCTGAAGCCAGGCATCCATGTAGCCAGCAGGAAGAACATTATATCCTCCGCTATATGATCCAAAGGGTGTTTGCATAATGTTTAGTCTTGAATGTAACTGATTTTGTCTTGTGGCGCCCACGGCACCATGTGTGAAATGTTCTCAATGGTCATTCCTAGCTTCGGGCATGTCACGAACTTAGTCGCATTTGAACGTCTATCAAGGCACCGAGTGCAGGCATGAACATAATCCACGTTATGCAGCTTATCCTGTTTCTCCTGCCATCCAGAAGCGGTCTTTTCATAGCGTCCTTCATCGTATGGAACACCGTTCCGCTCTAGGTATTCCCAGACTTCAGCATGAGTCCAATCACGGAGCGGAAAGAACATTGTAGCTTGCCCAGGAACAAAGCGAGCTTCGATCCTAGTGCCTGCATCACCGCCAAGAATAGGGTCAGAATCACAGCCCTTGTGACCAATCCAAAGTGCCTGGAATGGCTGAGTTTCCAGCAAAGCCTGCTTCGGCCTATTGAGAATATCCAAAGCACAGGTTGAAGGTTCACCTTCCACAGGTTCAACGATGCCAGTCGGACAGGTCAACCTAGTGCCGTTGAGCTGATACAGGTTCTGCACTTCAAACTCATCCTCATTCTGCTGAAATGCAGATTCCTGCGGGTGCCAAGTATGCACCAACAGCTTCCATTCACGGATGATTCGATCATGGAACTCGTATTTCCAGGGTTGCCAAGGCTCACGAAAGAAGATCACCGGCAGATTGATCCCCATGCCTCGCATGATATGAAGCAAGGCCATGCTATCCTTGCCACCTGACCAGCAGATCATGCCGTTAGGTAGCTTGGAGAATCCGTCAGCGATAAGGCTGCGTGTTTTGTCGAGTTTGGTCATCAGATTAGGACTGCTCCTACCATAATGCCAGCACTTGCACCAGCACCAATCATGGCACTTTTGTTTGCAGCATTTGCAGCACTAGCAGCAGCACTTCCCTGGCTTTTCTGTGCGGAAATATCCATGGCCATTTTTGATTCAGGATTGAAGAAACCTGTGCCGCTATACTGATCAGAAACACCTGTCAGACCCATCAGATTCTGCAAGCTGCCGCCGCCCATCATGGTCTGATAGTATTGAGGCATTCCAGAGGATTCAAGCTGGCTAGCCACCTGGCCGGCAAGACTCTGACGCTGCTGAAGTCGTTGCTGTCCCAGGCCATATTGGTTCAGGATTTCTGCGCCAACTGCTCTGTTGGTCAATCCAAGACCACGGTTAGCGAATGCAGCACGGCTAGCCTGCTGTGCCTGTCGAGTCTCTTCAGGTGTTAGTTCTGTTCCTGCTGCAAGCTGCTGTTCAGCCTGGCTTTTGAGACCAGAAAGCAATCCTTCAGTGCCTGCTGCCTGTCGGAAAGTCTGGACATACTGAGGAGCAAACTGGCCTAGCTGCTTAAGTTCTTCCTGACGCAATGCTGCTGTGTCTGCCGCCTCCATTGCCCTGTATTCAGGAGCAATCTGGGAAAGAATGCCAAGGTATCCTTGCTGATCACCGGTGCCTAGAAGCGAGCCTTCCAGCCCTTTGAGCTTCATTTCAGTGAAGGCTGGCCCATACTGACTTTCCAGGGAAAGCAGTTTAGGTGCAATCTTGGCCTGAGCATTCAGAGCACCGATCATTTGTGCCTGATAGGAAGGCACCTTTGGAGAACTAGCTTTCGATCCCATTGACTTTAGTTTTTAGAATGTTGAATGAATAGGCGTGAAAACGCTCCTGACCATGCCGCTGAAACACGATAAAGTCCAGAGGATACGGGCATATCCTGAGCATATCCTTCATGCTGCCTGCTGCAAGGTGGATAAACCAGGCATTGTGACTGTCAGTTTCGGTGAAGATGGTCTTTCCGTCCCAGAATGCAGGCTTGGCAAGCAGGAAAGAGTCAGGAGAACACCAGACAAAGCCGCCCTTGATGTATTCAGCCAGAAGTTCATGGAAAGGCGTCTCTCCATCAAACTTGGTGAACCATCGAAGAGCTTTTTGCCAGGGTTTCATTAGATGTCTCCAAATACAGTGAACATCATAGAGCCATCAGCTTCAACCAGTGAAGTGTAGTTTGAGGTCAGGCTGAATTGCTTTGTCGTTTTATCAAAGCCGGTGGCACCGATAATATTGCAACAAGTTGTTCCATAGCCTACACCATCATCACGCGAGAAGGTTGCGATGATCACATAATTAGATCCAGAAAACTCTGTCGTTAAATTGAATACAACGTCTGACCCTGTTGTTGACTCTTTAAACGCAGATGAAATACCTAATGCGTTGCCAACTCCAAGTGAATACCATTCAATGCCAACACTTGAAAGAGTGTTGGTGCTAGTGGTTTGAATTGTGAACTGATCAGCGTTTGGAACGGTTTGGATTTGATACCATCCATTCGTGAAGGTTCCTGTTCCTGTCAGTTTTAGGTATAGAGCATCCCCAACTCGCAACCCATGATTGTTTTTGTCTACATAAGCAGTAGTGCTACCTAATCTGAAAATGCTAGCTGTGACAGTAGTGGTGTCTATTGGTTTAATAGAAACCAATCCATAAAGTCGAGGAAGCACCACGAAAGGAACTGTTTTCAGCTTGTTGGAGTCGGAGGAATCCTTGATCAGGAACTCATCACCGTTTGCGACATTGGTCTTGGCAAGATTAACAACTACATTTCCCTGAAGGGTTCCAGCCAGAGTAGATTGAATCGTCGCCGTCTTGGCATACCAGTAAATGTTTCCAGAAGTAGCACCGCTATCAGCAACAGTGAAGGTGAACGTGTCTACATTCGTCACTGTGATCGAGTAGCTTCCTGAAAGCGTTGGATTGTTGTCAACATTGAACCAGAAGGTGTTTCCTGTGGTTAGCCCATGAGCTACTTTCGTGACTGTCATGGTAGTTGTTGACCTGGCATAGGTGCCAGAAATAACAGTCTGCCCGATGGTGCTATTGTCATTCAGGACAACAGGCTTATTGAAAGTAGCGGTTGCGCCAAAACTAGAGGCTGCGTTGAAGGTCGCTGAATCTGTGTCAGCATCGCCAATGGTAGTGTTTCCGCCAACGGTCAGGTTGCCAGTCACAGCAGCGTTAGTGCTAACCGTCAGAGCATTAACCGTTGTCGCTGGCATGTTTGCTGCCAGGTTCTCCAAAGTCACCTTTTTGACAGCAGCATCACTAACGTCATTGACTAGGAACTCATCAGCACTCGCAGGAGTTGTCAGACCAGTCTGAAGTCCAATGAAGTCAGGAAGCGGGGATGCTCCTGTGACATGGTTGTTAAGATCGGAAGCTGTGAGCGTCTGACCGGTAGTGAAGGGGGAAACCCCAGATTGAAGGCGAGCCATATTATTCAGAGGAGACTAGATTGCGACCAGAGATTGTTGCATCAAGGGAATAAGAACGCAAGACTGGCCTTCCTGCATTGCTCTGGAACAGAATATCAGCGGCATAGCCTCTGCGTCCAATCCTTGTTCGGATCGTTTTGTCCTCGTCAGTCTGGGAGGCAAAGCGAAGAAGGTCAACAGTGGCGTCTGGGTTGGTAATGACCACGGAAATCGTTACGTCATCACCGGCATTCAGCACAAAGTCAGTCTGCAAGCCGCTGAAACGCTTCTCGTCAAAGGTCTTGAAGTTGTAGCGACGGCTTAGAATCTGCCCTTCAATAGGATGCTGGATTGAACCTTCAGCGAATACGGCAGTAGTCGAACCAGTATCGGAACCAAGTTCACAGGTGCCGATGATAGGCGTTCCAGTGCCGTCATTGACGGTGTCCTGATCTGCCTCTTCCAGCAAGAACCAGTTCGTTCCAGATACAGCAAACATGCGTTTACTGCTGCCATACAGAGCCTGCATCAGGTTCCTTGGACTGTTCTGCACAGGGTAATTATCCAGCGATTCCCAGGCTTGATTCAGTAGCGAGTAGACGAGGATCGCATTATTCCTTGTCGAGGTATCCAGAGGAACGGCTAGGTAATAGCGATTGTTCCAGAATAGACCGCAGGAGAAGGAGGAATAATTAGCGTTAATTCGGTTAACTATATCGCTGATCGGTTCCGAAAGAGGACGCTGATCACCGATTAGCTTCAGGTCTAGCGTATGGGAAAGCTGATAGACTCCACGATCTGACAGGAAGAACACCTGCTGACCTGCAAGCTGAATGCTGCGACGAGCAGAGCACCCAAACTGGTTCGTTAGCGTCTGAATGAATGAGTCAGAGTTGATGCCTGGATCAATAGTCGCAGCAATCGCAGGAGGAGGAAGGTAAGCATAATAAATGCTATTCCGCTGGAAGATGAGAAACTTGTCCTCCTGAAACGGAGTGAAGCCAACAATGTAGTCATTTGCACCAGTATTGATCCTGAACTGATCCAGGCTTACATCAAAGACGTTCGGTTCGTAGTAGTTCGATGCTGCAATCTCATCACGACTTACGCAAAGGACAATCCTGCCCTGGAAATACATCCCAAAGTCAGCAGGAGGCATACAGACAGCATCACCGCCTTGAAGATAAGGATACTGCGTTCCCGTGTCCTGCTCAACTACGCTGACCGTCGAGCCATTCCAGACCAGTGCAGCCTTAGCCTTGATGCTGGTGAATGTATTATGACTATCACTTCCAAATGTGGTCGTTACGTAAGTCAGTGTCGTAGCAAGTGGAACACTCTCAACAAAGAAAGAACCAGACAATTCGTGATGGCTTGGAACGTAGATGATAATTTCATCTCCTACGCTGTATCCATGATTCGTTCCACCAAAGTCGAGTGTAACCGTTGATCCCGTTCTGCTAACTTTTGATGATCCAGTTGCACCTGTTACTGTAAGAGAACTGTTCCGACTGTATCCACGAAGAATATAAATCCTATCGGCTGCTTGGAAAGCATCGCAAGGGTCTGTTGCGTCAATGTCACGAACATAGGTCGTTGAACTGATTGTTCTGGAAGGGAAGTCATACTTGCTCGATGTGTTCCCTGTGGCTGTATTGTAAGTATACAAGCCATCGGAAGTCACCAGAATCAGGTATTCAGTGCCGTTGGTGTCGAGATAGGTGCAGCTAGTGCGGAAATCCGCATTGCCGTTGATCATGCTCGAAAGCGTCAAATCCTTACAGCCTGACCGAACAGCAGCATTGCCCCTGTCCATTCGCATGTTCTTTGCGAGCTGGACAAATCCAGGCTGGATATTCACCGGATTGTCACGGCTTGCCATGCCGACAAATCCAGCGTCACCGTCTGTCTGATAAGGGGAATTTGGCATGGTTTAACTTTCCATCTAAAAGGAGGCAATCAAGCAGTTGCCTGAAAGTGCATGGCATCTCTGCCCCAGAATGCACCGGCAGAAAGCCAGCCTTCCTTGGCAAAGGCTTCCATGACCTCAAAAGGCATCGTAGCGACGATAGGCCAGGAGACGCTATTGCCGTTTTTGTCAGGGCAGAAGTCCACGGCTGCACCTCTAGCGTGCATACTTGGCAGGCTTCCGTTTCTCATCGTGCGGTTGTTGAAGCATCCAGCATACTCTGCCAGAACCTCAGGATTGCTCTTCTGAATGCTCTGAAGCACCCTTTTCAGCGATTCTGCCACTTTTGCATGGCATCTGATACTATGAACAGCCTTTCCTTCGTATTTGAGGCCCATTCCAGCCACTTCAAGCACAGTCAGCTTAGATTCATCGCCAGGATCACCAAAGAAGGCAGAAAGGCTTTTCTGGTCGCTCTTCGGCCAAGGGTTAGGGGACGGCATCAGTCTCCGCAGATACTTCTGGCAAGCAGCAATGGACTTTGGCCCCCAGAAACCATCAGGCTCTGTGCCAATCTTTTCCTGAATGCGCTTGATGCCGTATTGAGTCACTTCTTCGGAGTGATAGCGACTAGAGCGATGCCAGCAGCAGCCTGGACAAGATCACCAACGGCACCAGCGAGTTCAGGAGGCAGAGGAACGCCAAAAGCGGTCAGGATAGTAGCAATGCCAAGCCAGGTGGATTTCTCTTTGAGTTTGGAGAGGAGGAGTTTCATGGTTACTTTTTAGCTATGCTTTTCAGCGTTTCGAGTATCATCACGGTTCTTTCATCTAGCCTGTTCAAGACTGCGCTCTGCTGTTTGTCTGATTCCTGAAGTTGTATGATGTCGCGTTGAGCATCTTCAATCGCCGCCGCCTTAGCACTTGCAAGCCATGTGACATAGCCTGCGGTGCTGAAAGCGGAAAGCACAACAGTGATCCAAGCTGTGTTGATCTTGATCAGGTTGCTCATTGCTCGTCAATCTGTTTTGCTGCTGCGAACCATTCAGCAACTTGTTCCTGGGTTTTGTTGAGTGCAACTCTGAACTGGTCAACCACAGGATGAGTGCTTCTCACTGTCGGTGCTTTGTCCCACCAAGTCTGAGCCTGGAATTTCTGGTTTACATCGCTGATCTGACTGATCCACGCACTAATCTGAATGCAAATGTCACGACCCATGGCAAGACGTAGCGCAGCCATAGTGACCGAAACGGCAGGCATTGGCCTGTTTGCCCAAGCTGCTTCAATCTCAGCCTCGGTGGGTTTCGGCGTGCCGTCGAGCATTACCAGTCCATCGTAGGTTTCAGGGTCGAGTTTGAAAGATGCACCTGGGCAGGCCAGTGCTACGGCTTCAGCGAGGTTGTATGATGGGACTGGCATGTTAGGTTCCTACCTCCATAAGGAGGATGGTTGATGAGGCACGGCTAAAAGTAGCCGCATCGGTGTCGGTATGACTCCTATTTAGGTAAACCGTAGATGAAGTATTTGAGGCAATTTCTATCTCATAGGTCAGAGCCGAGGTTGACGCCGGGGAGTCCAAATACTGAATAATGGCTGATTGAATGGCGGCAGCGTTGTTGGCGGCTGACTGAGCGGTAACCCTGGCCCGACTGCCTGCCGTGTCGCCTTGAATCAAGATGCTGCCGCTTTTTGTGAGCCTAATGTTTGTCCAATTAGATGTGTTGCCGCCACATGACAGCATAGCAAGCACAAGCACTTTTGACGAGCTAGACGAAGGCGTAATACTTCCGCTAAACACGCTGCTGAAAGTTTGTCCGGTAACGCTCGCCGTGTCCGTCTTGGTCGCCTGGACAACCTGAAGAATCTTGCCGCCTCCACTCGCTGAAGGCGTTGCCCAGGTTCCATCACCACGCCAGAATGTCGAGGAACTTGCACTGGTTCCGCTGTTGAGATTGCCAACTGGAAGGTTGCCGCTAACTCCGGTTGAGAGAGGCAGTCCTGTGCAGTTCGTCAGTGTTCCACTGGAAGGCGTTCCTAATGCGCCACCGCTAGTTAGATAGGTTCCAGCAGCTTGATAAATCCCGTCGAAGTAAGTCTTGAGCGTTGCCTTAACGTTAGCCCAGGTGACCTTTTTCAGCACGTTGCTCGCAGCCGAGTCAATAAGTGCAGTCGTGTCAGCATCAACAGGTGTCGTTTTTGCCGTAGCTCCATGAATAGCAGAACCAACATTTCCTGCATCTGTCACGTCAGCAGCAGCTTCAATGCCGTCGAGCTTAGTGGCATAGGTTGAGGTCATCAGACCGTCCTGGCTAGCAGTGGCATCCCTGATCTTATCTGAGCCACCTGTGACATGGCTGGAAGCATGACTGGTTGGTGTCCTAGCGTTAGACAAACGAGAGTCATCACCAGCACAGACGGTTCCAGCGGTGGTTCCAATGTCACCTGGCTGAAGTGAGGAATCAGCAAGATTTCCCTGAGCTGCTGTTGCAAAGGCAGTTGTGTTCTCGTTTGCAGCAGTCCCCAAAGCATTCACCGCAGCGATTGTGCTGTTCAGCTTAGAGCGAACAGAAGAACCCGCTTCACCGTTTGAAATTGTTCCGATTGGCATAAAAGTTAATCAATCCAAGTTTCGCTGTCCAACCAGACGCCAGGATCATCCCAAAGACCCGTTGCAAGTATCCAAGTGCCTGTTGGAGCAATATCGCTCACAGCAGAGGGTGATGCAACCAGACTGATATTGAGGCAAAGAGCGTGCATTATGTTCCTGGAATAAATGCCGTTGCTGTGTTGCTAGAAGGCCCGTCTCCTGCGTTATTAAATGGCACGATTCTGAAATACCACGATCCCTCGTCTCCAACACTAACAGTGTAATCAAAGAAAAGGGAGTTTGTCGAAGCATCTCGATTGAACGAAACGCCATCTCGACTAGTCTCGACGGCATAGCTAAATCCTTCCGAATCCGTCTTATTGCTGGCCGTCCATTCAAGGTTAACCGTGTATGACGTAGATGCAACATCAGCTGTCAGAACTGGCGCAACAGTCGGAGGCGTAAGAGGGCCAGAGCCTACAATAGACCCTGATCCTCCTACATGCAGCGATAGAACGAGACCGTTCACAGCTTACATTTTGTATGCACGAACCTTGCCGCTAGTGAGAGTAAAGGCAGTGATGCCAAGACCATTGTAAAGGATGGTGCCAGCAGGAATGCTGAAGCCGGTCATCGCATCACCAGACTTTGCATTTTCGGTGAACGTGCTGAATTCAGCAGCTTCAAGCACCTGAATGGCGTAGAACTTGCCAGTAACGGCAGTGGTTCCAGTTTCGACAACAACACCAAGAGCGGCACCGCTATGACCTGAGATTTGGACGTTTGAATTCATTGTTTAGTAAGTGTTAATCATGTTCATGCGTCTGATCTGACCTTCAGCACGCAAAACC